ACATGAATCCAAGGAGGACTTCCTCAAGACATTGAAGTTTGCTTACCTTTATGGTAAGACTGTTACATTGCTTCCAACACATTGGCAACAGACAAACGGTATCATGCAACGCAACCGTCGAATTGGTACATCACTTACAGGTATTGCTTCATTTGCTGATCAAAAAGGCCTTCCTATTGTTCGTGAATGGATGGACGAAGGATACAACACAATCCGTAAGTATGACCGTCAATACTCAGAATGGCTTTGTGTTCGTGAATCAATTCGTGTAACAACTGTTAAGCCATCAGGGTCTGTATCAATTCTTTCTGGTGCAACCCCTGGAGTTCACTGGGGTCCTGGAGGAAATTTCTTCCTTCGTGCAATTCGTTTTGGAGATACAGATCCAATGCTTCATTTGTTTAAAGCAGCAGGTTACAAGATTGAAAAGGATATTGTATCAGCAAATACCCAGGTAGTATACTTCCCTGTAAAATCTGGACATCCTCGCTCTGAAAAAGATGTAACACTATTTGAGAAGATTGCCCTTGCAGCAACTGCTCAAAAGTACTGGTCTGATAATGGTGTTTCTGTAACACTTTCATTTGACAAGGAAACAGAGTCAAAGCATGTTGCCCCAGCACTTCATATGTACGAGGGACAGTTGAAGGCAGTTTCATTCCTTCCAATGGGAAATACTGTTTATCCTCAGCAACCTTATACACAGATTACTGAAGAAGAGTATGAATCATATGTTGGAGTTCTGAAGCATATTGATTTTAGTGCTATTTACGATGGCAATGAAAATCTAGAAGCAATGGGTGAGGCATATTGCACAACAGACTACTGTGAAATAAAGGTAAACTAAATGGAGGATTACGTGTCACAAATACATCATATTGAAAATTTTATGGATCCAGCAGATGCTGAGATAATCCATCAACATTCTGTTAGGTTTGATAATAGTTTTAATATGCATGGGAATAATGAAAAAGAGTTTAAAGTTTATACATATCACGAAATTGAAGCCAATGAAAAGCCAGTTTTAGATATGATGCAAGAATATGCTCTTAAGGTTTATAACCATGTTTTAAAAACTTATGGAGGACCTTTTGAAGAGTTTAATCCTCACAAAACACATATTGCAAGGTTTGAAGAGGGACATGGCATGCATGACCATTTTGACTCTTCAAGACCAAACGATATTGCAACATTAGTATATTTAAATGATAACTATGAGGGTGGAGAAATTTATTTCCCAGATTACAACATTTCTATTAAGCCAAAACCTGGAGACTTGCTTTGTTTTCCAGATCAGCCAAGATTTGTTCATGGAGTTAAGCCAATTATAAAAGGAACAAGATATACAACACCACGCTGGTTTACTCGCATAGTGTGATAAAATAGACTTATAATGTCTACTCCATCAAACCTATATGCAGAGAAAGTGTTTTCTGAACACCCTATTGCTTTGTGGGCTTTAGATGATAAAGTAGACTATGTATCTTTAATATCTGAGCAACAAAGGTCTTTGTCTACTTGGACAATAACTAATGGAACAAATTCGGTAGTTACAAATGTAACAGATGAGCCTTTTATTTCAAGTGTTATAAATCAAGTTACTGGCAATCCAGTAGATTCAACAAATCAGGCAGTAGAGTGTATTGGTCCAGATATATTTAACTTTACTACTATTAATCAGGATCTAGAAACATTTTCTTTAGGTGCCTATGTATACTCTTTAACACCATATGTTACTGGTTTTGATATTGGATATGAGTATTATGATTCTACAACTGGTACAAATATACAACAATTAAAACACTACGAAACATCTATTTCTGAAAAATGGATCTTTATATCTGAAACTTTTGTTTCACCAAAAGACAATACGACAATGAGACCAGTACTCAAGTTCTATTATATTGATGGAGCAAATGATTCAACTCAATATAAATTTTTAGTTAATGGAATAACTATAGGTCAATGGTCAGAAGAATTTAATACTTTTTCTTTAGGAATTACACCAACAAATCTTCCATCAAATATTAACCTTCCACAGTTAAAGGGTATAGAGGCAAAAGCATATGGACTTCAAGATAACTCTGGATACTATATAACTGATGAATCATCTCTTTGTGCAAAAAATTCTGGTGTTCCTATGGTTTATGGAGCAAGCAATACAACTACTATATTCCCAAATGATCTTGGTGCTCCAGGTATCATTATTCCTGGAAATGGGTTTTTAAATGAATCTGGAAAATTTAATGATTATACTTTTGAAACTTGGTTAAGGGTCGAAGGCGATTCATTGCAGCCAAGAAAAATTTTTGGACCAATAGCATCAACTGATGGTATATATGTTGATGGACCATTTTTAACTTTAAAAATAGGAAGGTCCTATGATTCATTTTGTGTTGGCGAATGGTCAAAACCAATGCTTATTCAAATTAGATATACAAAGCAATATGCATCTTTAGTTCTTAATGGAGAACAAGTTATCTACATACCACTTGACATAAATAGTATTTCTTTTCCAGATCAACTTGTAAATAATAAAAGTAATGACTGGCTTGCATTCTATGCGTATGATGATCTTTCCCCAATTGAAATTGATTGTGTTGGAATATATTCTTATATAGTTCCAAACATAGTTGCAAAGAAAAGATTTGTTTATGGTCAAGGAGTTCAAATACCAGAAAATATTAATAGTGCATACAGTGGCTCTTCTGTTTTTATTGATTATCCATTTGCTAATTATTCCAATAACTATTCTTATCCAGATTTAGCAAAATGGTCTCAGGCAAATATTGATAACCTTAAGGTAGAAAATAATTCTTTATCGTTGCCAGATTATGATCTTCCAAGTTTTGTTTCTACAAATAAAACAACAGCAAATTTATGTTTAGATAATAACTCAGTTCAAACAAGTTCTAACTTATTTATTAGTTTAAAGCCTACCGCTTCTTGGGCATCTACTGAATCTTATTTGTTTTTTGATAAAATTCCTAACATCAATAGCAGTTTGGCATGCGTTTACGGTGTTTTTCAATATAACAACTACACCCTAACTCCTCAGACCTTAATACGTATTGAAGACTCTTCTTCACAAAACTATTTATCTTTAGATTTAATTGGAGATGTAGTTTTTTATAAGTTAAAATATGGAAATCAAATAAAGACAATTTATGAATCAGATTCTATAATTCTTGGCGATAAATTTTCTACTGGTTTAAACTTAAACAATTTTTCAAAATATTTTGGTGGTAATGTTTCTTCTTTGTTAGAAAATAGATCTGGACTAAAAGTTTATGTGGGTGGAAATAAACAACTACAGAATACTTTTTCTGGAAATATATATTCTATAAACTTTTTAACTGATAAAAACTTTTCTTTGGTTTCTGATTTATTTGATGATAGCGGAGTTCCACTAGAATATGAAAATGTTTTTAATCAGTATTACCAAACAATAGACTATGATGGTGGATCACCAGCAACAAGTTTTTGGGATGATTTAATTGGAGAAGATGGTAGTGATGAAGCAGGCTTGCCAACAACGGTAGATAGATTATCTAGTCATTCACCAAGTTATAGATTTAAGCCATCGAAGAAATTTAACATATATAAACTTGACGTAGATCTTAATGGAACATGGGAAGATAATATTCCACTTACATATTTTGCTAAATATGAGTTAGATGAATTAGGTAATAAAAAATATTCATTAAACTTCTTGCAATTTAATTTAGATTATCCACGTCCAAAAAATTATGAAGAAGCAATTACTTATTCTATATGGAATTATGGAGAATTAAAACAAAAATATGCTTCACCAACCCAAAGAGACTACTCTTCATTAGATAATCAACTTTACACTGGATACGCTAACTATTCTGATCTGGCATCAAACGTATCTAAAGTTTTTAATTTTGATACGTCCAGGTCTTTGGTAAAGTCATATATTTCTTTTCAGTACACTGCATCAGGAGCAAACACTCCTGCAAATGTTTTTAAGTATAAGGTTAAGCCTCAAGCAAATGGAATCATAAACCCAGGCTCTTATATTGTGGATAAAAAAATAAATTCAAGTGGTCAAATTGTATTAATCAATGACAGCATTATGAATACTAAATATGAAATAGTAAATAATACAATCATCTATCCACCATCTGGAATTGATTTTCAAGATTTGTCAATTGTCATACATATAGAGTATGATGTTGAGTCTGCAATATCTAAGCCATTATTTATAAAATCACTTCAACTTTGTTCTCAATCATTTAGTTCTGGAATCAATGAAATAGGTACACGTTTTGGAAACTCAATATATCCATACAAAAAGAGTGGAATTTATTATGATTATAAAACACAAAATCCTTTTTCAATTTATAAGGGCAGTTCGCCATATTTATACTTAACTGATACAAGTGGAATTCAAGTTCGTGGAACTATAGATCCACAAATAAATAGAGGGGTTGCAGTACCAATAAATAATAAAATGTCTGCTAATTATAAAGTAATGGCTATGCAACTTGCAGTTAAGTATACAGATCCAGTGTTTCCATTTTCACCAACATCAATTTTTGAGATTGAAAGCAAAAATGGTACAATAAAATTTTTCATAGTTGCAGATAGTCCAAACGGTAAAAGAGGAAAAATATATGCAATAAACGCCAGTACTGGAAAACTTGAAGACGGCATTGTATTTTATTTAAATGGTAACCTAGTTAGTGATCCAGTAATCAATACATACGAGTGGGCTTTTATAGGAATTGCATTTTCTAATATATTAAATTTCAATAGTTACGTTGGTGCCTTTAGGATAAATGGTCCACTTTTAATTAATTTAATATCACATTATAAGTCAACAAACTTACAAGAGGTTCAAAATGTAATTAGTAGGCCATGGTTTAAGGTTAAATATTCTGGAAACTTAACTCTTGATTGGGATTTTTGGGATGTTGCATATAAGTGGCAGGGCGTACTTGTCCTATCTTCCACATCCTACTATGGAGTCAAGCCATCAGATATTTATAAAGCGTATGCAGGAACTAACAAGATCATCGTTGATGATTACAGCCTTTCTGATCAGTTGCCTAAAATTCTTAATTTTAAAGACTATGAATATAACATTTATAAAGATATTCAGTGGCAATCTTATGTTCAGAATCCAGTATAATATGGTATACTAATGGTTATGAACTTAGAGAATCCAAATAAAAAGCGTAAAAACCTTCCCAAGATGAAGGGTCAAGTGGGCGAATCACGTGCAAAGATTATTGAAAAGCACTATGATTGGGGCCTATATGTATACAAAAAGGCAAATGGAAAATGGTTTACAGATGGATCTGGATCCGTTCTTAACATTGAGTCTATGAAAGGTGATATTTTGCAAATTGCTAAACTCAAAGATGCAGCAAAATATTATGGGGATGAGGGTGACGGAGAATGTGTTTTTGTTCCAGGACTAACAAGAATTTCAGAAGAAGAGTATTCTGAGCAAAAGCAAAGAATGGCAGAGGGTTATATTCCATCAATGAATGACCTTGGTGCTTGGAAGGCTGCCCAGGATACAGTTGATAAATATGGAAGTGGCGACTAATGTCAGAAGAAAATGAATATTTGATTCGTGCCTCAATGGATGAGTTTCCTCAAGAAGCAGATGTATTTAAAGAGCAGGATCCGTTTAATAAAACATGGGACGAACTAAAAACACTTTCTGGTTTAGACAATAACTTTAAACGTCGTGCATCTAGATTTGCAACAACTCCAATTGCTAAAGGTGAAGCAACTCCACAATATATGGATAGCGCACTTGCTGTAAAAAGCGGTAAAGATGGAACAAAGTCAAAAGAAATTAATCCAGGAACTATATATAGAAATGGCTATGGACTATTTGATGTAATTACTCCACCTTGGAACCTTTATGAACTTGCAAGTTTTTATGATACATCATTTGCTAATCATGCTGCAATTGATGCAAAGGTAGAAAATATTGTTGGTCTTGGATATGATTTTGAGATCTCTCCTCGTACAATGTTAAAGTTAGAAGCAGCACAAGCAAAGACTGCAGAAAATGCTCGTAAAAGAATTGAACGTGCCAAGGTTGAATTAACTGACTGGCTTGAAAGTTTAAACCAAGAAGACTCTTTTACAACAATTATGGAAAAAGTTTATACAGATGTTCAAGCAACAGGTAATGGATACATTGAAGTTGGTAGAACAGTTAAGGGTCAGATTGGTTATATTGGTCACATCCCAGCAGTAACTATGAGAGTTCGTAGATTGCGTGATGGGTTTGTACAGGTTATTGGAAATAAAGTTGTTTACTTCCGTAACTTTGGTGCAAAAAATCCAAACCCAGTGACAGCAGATACACGTCCAAATGAGATTATTCATTTTAGAGAATACTCACCACTAAATACATTTTATGGAGTACCAGATATTATCTCTGCAATTACAGCATTGCATGGGGATATGCTTGCATCACAATACAACATTGACTACTTCAGCAATAAGGCTGTTCCAAGATATGTTGTAACGTTGAAGGGTGCAAAACTTTCTGGAGAAGCAGAAGATAAAATGTTTAGATTTTTGCAAACTGGAATGAAGGGCCAAAACCATAGAACTCTTTATATTCCATTGCCAGGAGACTCAGATACAAACAAGGTTGAATTTAAAATGGAGCCAATTGAAAATGGTGTACAAGAGGGTTCATTTGAAAAGTATCGCAAGCAAAACCGTGATGATATTTTAGTAGCACACCAGGTTCCACTTTCAAAACTTGGAGGATCAGATTCATCTGCAATTGCAGCAGCACTTGCACAAGACAGAACATTTAAAGAACAGGTTGCACGTCCAGCACAAAGAGAACTTGAAAAGCCAATCAATAAAATTATTCGTGAACAAACAGATATTCTACAATTTAAGTTTAACGAACTAACATTAACAGATGAAATTGCACAGTCACAAATTCTTGAGCGCTATGTTAAGAATCAAATCATGGTTCCAAACGAAGCAAGAACAATTTTGCGTATGCCACAGCGTGACGGCGGAGATGAGCCACTAGATCTTAAGCCACAGCAAGCAGCAGATGCAACTACTACAAGAGCAAGAGATGGTCAAAGAACAAACAATCATTCTGATGGATCAGCAACAGTTGCTGGAAGAAATCCAAAAGGCGAAGGTCGAAAATCTAATGATCTGTCTGAATTGTCCGAATAGTAAGATATTGTTAAAAAGGGGTTTATAATATAATGGTGAGCAGCATATCTAAAGCCCATTGGAATTCAGATGGGGAGAATCTTCGTCTTTCTATGCCTTTTGCCAAGGTAGATAAAGAAAGACGTATTGTATCAGGTTTTGCATCTTTGGATAACATTGATAAGCAAGACGACATTGTAACAGCAGAAGCATCAATGGATGCCTTTGCACGTTTCCGTGGAAATATTAGAGAAATGCATCAGCCACTTGCAGTAGGCAAGATGGTTTCATTTAAAGAAGATAAGTATTTTGATCCAGAATCTAAGAAATTTTATTCTGGTGTTTTTGTTTCTGCCTACGTTTCAAAAGGTGCACAAGATACATGGGAAAAAGTTCTTGATGGTACATTGACTGGTTTTTCAATTGGCGGAAGAATGAATAAGTGGGACGATGCTTATGATGAAAAATCAGATAAAGCAATTAGAGTTATTAAGCAATATGATTTAGTTGAGTTGAGTCTTGTAGATTCCCCAGCAAATCAATTTGCAAATATTGTTTCTGTAGAAAAAGTTGATGGTGTAAATGTTATCAAAGCAGATGAAACAGTATTGGAAAATGTTTTTTACGATAAAGAGGCAGGTCTTGTTTTGGTTTCAGAAAATGAATCTGAAAAGAATCCTTTGACTGGCTCCACAATGGAAAATATAGGTTTCGTTGAAAAAACGGATAATGAAAAAACAGATATGATAAAGTTCTTAGTTGATAGTGCTAAAGGCATTAATACTTCTAAGATTAACAAGGAGGCAAATCCTATGAACGAAACAACAAATGAAATAGTAGAAGA